CTCCGGCGTCAGGCGTCCGTGTAGTACATTGTCTTCACAACGTCATTCACACGTCCCACTTGGAAAGTCTCCAAGGTCGAGAAATTGCTATACGCATACAACACTAGCGTGTAGTCATAAAACTTCACTTGAAAAATGCTTCCGTTTTCATACATAAGACGTCCATTTTTGCCGAACTTGTTTCCAGGAATCCAAAATTTAACAATCTTCGTGGCGCGCGAAATAACCGTATTCGCACTGTCCTGTTGGTAGACACCAGAAGCTCCTCCTGTCTCAAAAACATACTGCGTCCCCAAAGTTCCAGAATTTGGTGCCTTAATCTTGAAATACTTGTTGTAAATTAGCGAGTAACGCTCAACATTGACTTGGTCCAACATCTTGTTGCCAGACATCCCTTTGAATAGCGTATCACGCGTGGGTATGTCGCCTTTCGCAGAACGAATACACATAAGACGGAATGTAACATCCGAATATCTCTCGTTCAACTCGATCATCATTTTAAATGAAATTCCCTTGAGATTTATTTCATCACCTATACGGTTTCCGGTCCCAATCATCGGGTCTCCGGTGCCAATTGTGGTACGTAGGAAGGTACTAGCTGCTTCCAGCTCTACAAAGTTGTTGTGGAAAACTTGTGTTCCGTCGGTATAAATCGTCGTGCTCTGCTTGGTTTCAATCTTTTGCTTGAGCATTTTCTGTACTACGCGGGCGATTCCCGCTTTTCCGGCAAATCTAACCTTACGTTTCTTGGCAGGCGGCCTAATGTACGAACGTCTCTTAACATTTCCTGTCCGCTTGCGTTTAACACCGGCCATATGGGTTTAGGCCTAATCATTTATACTATAACTTCGATACTTGTGATTCTACGTTCTATTGCGGCGAGGTTGAACTCGCTGAGGTTGGGCCACCATTCCTTGGGGTGGCTGTTGCTTGTGAAGACGATGACCTTGGGCTTCCAGGTGATAAATCCACCTTTAACAGGCACTTGTATAGGGTATCGATCAGTGAGTCGCTTGAACTGCGATGTCGTAGGGATCGCGCGAGCTTCAACATCATCAAACAGGATAACATCGTGGTCGCAATTATCGAACCACTGTCCATTGTTGTCTGGGGCGGTGACCCAGTTCCCGATTCCATAAGTGTCATCCATCCATTTAGTCTTTCCAGTACCGGGTGGGCCGATTCGCACATACACTTGGGGAGCGTCGCGGTCATGTGCTTTAATCTTCTGTCGTTTATACTGGTAATAGGTTTCGGCGAATTTGTGGTGCTTAGCTACTACGCCAAACATTCCATCGACTTCGTCTGCTATTTCTAGAGGCTTACGCCCGGCATCGAGCTGGACCTTCAACTCATTGAGGTCCGTGCGCTCTCCTTGCCTAGGTCGCACTCCGTGCTCAATCAATTGCCCTTCCTTTGAGCAATACTTTTCATTGGCCGCAAAATCGCTACGCATTTGCTCGATGTGAGCGCCAGGAAATACTTTTTTCCAGACTGCTAAGCTCATCAACAGCTTTCCATACGCAAAGCCTTGCCAATGTGTTTTACCCGTGGTCGGGCATGTCTCTTTCGCATAAGCTAGGTAGCCTAATTTCTCACTAAAGAGGGGTTCCGCTTCATCGTGTTGAGTGAAGCAGCATTTGCGAAAACGTGCCTTTTCGCTTTGATCAGAAGTTCCTTGATCAGAAGTGGGCATGGGTAATACTGAACCATGCCCCAGATACGCTGAAAATGTTTCAGCTTTGGAAAAAAAACTTTTTTGGTTGGATTTGATTTTTTTCATTAAAAAAAATAATCCTTTTGTTATTCCGGGCCTTCGGCCCTCCATTTATAATTCATACCAGGAGCGAGTCTAGCCTGCGGCATCAGTGTGCCCTTGGCCGTGCCTATCGGCAGGCCTTGCACCGGTCTATATGGGGACCGGGATAAGTATCGGTTCGGAGGGGGCCTTCGGCCTCCGGCGTCAGGCGTCCGTGTAGTACATTGTCTTCACAACGTCATTCACACGTCCCACTTGGAAAGTCTCCAAGGTCGAGAAATTGCTATACGCATACAACACTAGCGTGTAGTCATAAAACTTCACTTGAAAAATGCTTCCGTTTTCATACATAAGACGTCCATTTTTGCCGAACTTGTTTCCAGGAATCCAAAATTTAACAATCTTCGTGGCGCGCGAAATAACCGTATTCGCACTGTCCTGTTGGTAGACACCAGAAGCTCCTCCTGTCTCAAAAACATACTGCGTCCCCAAAGTTCCAGAATTTGGTGCCTTAATCTTGAAATACTTGTTGTAAATTAGCGAGTAACGCTCAACATTGACTTGGTCCAACATCTTGTTGCCAGACATCCCTTTGAATAGCGTATCACGCGTGGGTATGTCGCCTTTCGCAGAACGAATACACATAAGACGGAATGTAACATCCGAATATCTCTCGTTCAACTCGATCATCATTTTAAATGAAATTCCCTTGAGATTTAT